GCGATAACGTGGCGAATGCTTGGATACATGATGAAAACCAAGCGAGCGAGGCAGGCACTACCATTTTTAACGATGCGCCATTTTATCGGCACAAGGTCAAGGGCGGGACTATTACGCCGAAAGGGGGGTATCCTTTTTTGACGATCCCAGTGGTGAGAGAAGCCAAAGGACGGCGAGCTAAGGACTATAAGGGCAATCTGTTTGAGATATTGACCAAGAAAGGAACAAGAGGTTTATTTGAAAAAGATGGAGATGGGGTCCGTATGGTTTACTTGCTCAAGAGCCAGGTAACACAAAGCGAGTGGCCTGGAGCATTACCTGAGTCTGAGCCACTTGCTCGCGGATTTGTGGAGTCATGGGTTGATGCACTGGAGGCGTATTCGGAGGCCGAGTTATGATCACAGAACCGGGAAAATTCAAGGATGCCATTGACTTCATCGCTAAAAAGGATGTGGTTACGGAGTCTGGATGGGATGAGGAAGATTGGAACATCGAGGAAACCGAAGTTGCCAAGCGTGCTTTCTGGTCAAGTAAAGTTGAAAATGCACGGTTTCTCCAGAGGGCAAAGAAGTTTATCGAGGACAGGCTTGCTAATACAGTTGAGGATGTGACGATGCCTGATGGCACGACCACTACAAGGCTGGTGGCTGGAGGCCGTGGTGATTTTGTCCGTGCCATGCGTGAGTTCATGGTTAAGGAGGGCATGGCGAGTGAGGATGATTTTAGGGACGCGGAGGGCGTTACGGACATTCGCTCGGAAACAAGGCTTGGGTTGATTTACAACACCAACTTGCAGATGGCCTATGGATACGGGCAATGGAAAGAAGGCAATGCTCCAATCAATCTTTACCTGTTCCCAGCGCAAGAGTTTTTCCGCTCAGTGCAGGTTATAGAGCCAAGGGAAAGGCATGAGGAGAGCATAGGAGACATACGGCTAAAAACCGATTATGAGTATTGGGCAGACTATCAGAACGACCCTGAGATTGGTGGTTTTGGTGTGCCTTGGCCGCCGTTCGGATTTAACTCCGGCATGAATGTTCGTGATGTTTCACGCAAAAAAGCAGAGGAGGCGGGGCTTGATGTCTCCGGCATCCAGTTGAAGCCGAAAAACCTCAATGAAGATTTGAAAACGTCAGTCAAAACAATGGATGAGGATTTGAGAGAAAAGCTTCGGGTTGAGCTTAATAAGGGGCTGAGGGATTTTGAGTTCAAGGGCAAGGTCACATATCGAGATGATGATTTTATTCTCGATGAGCAGAAATTCGACAACCTTTTTTATGACGGGATGATTACGGTTCTGGCTGAGGCTGCCCCGATGATGGGGCTTGCATTATGGCAAAGGCTTACGAGGCAGTTGGAGGTAAAGAGGATAATCAAGGGGAGTGCCGCCGCTAAAGCAGGGCTGAAAAAGGGTGATGTTCTTTATTCCGTTGGGGGCAAGAAGCTCAAAAAGCAAAAGGATTTACTTAAGGCATTTGAAGGGAGGAAACCAAGAGACAAGGTGGAGGTTGAGGTCAAGCGTGGTAATAAGCGGGTTAAAGTTAATCTTACGCTTGATGCCGTGAAGGGGATCGTTGAATAACGGGACCAATCAAACGTATTGAGCAAAGTCAACTCTAAAGGATATACTGATCGCCATGTTAATCACAGCACTCGATTCAAACATCTTTGAGGAGGATGCCAACACCGCATCCATCGTTTACGTGCCGGAGGGCGTTCACACTATCACGCCTCTGGTTGATGGCGTTGCCAAGCAAGTGACGGTCAACATGACACCAGAGCAGGGTGAGGCAATCGCCGCCGGGATGCAAGCCAGCCTAGAGCAAAGACTTGCCGCCAACGTGCGCCCGTTTTTTGACTTCGACCACAATGACACCGGACCAGCCGCAGCACTTCCAAAGCGTTTTTATTATGAGGAGGGTAAGGGGTTAATGGCAGAGGTCGAGTGGACAGGATCAGGCAAGAAAGCCGTTGATGCTAAAGATTATTCTTATTTCTCACCAACATTTTTACTAAGTGACGATGGCTTGCCGTCTGGACTCCCGCAGACGGGACCAATCGGCGCACTTGTCAATGAGCCAGCTTTTCGGGATATTCCCCGCATTGCCGCAATCCACGCGGAAAACAACAACAAACAAACAACTAATAACATGAGTGAACTAGTATCATGCGGCATCCTTAGTGATGCAGAGGGCGACAGCGTAGAGCTTGCCGCCAAGCGCGTGGAGGCTCTTAAGGCCAAGGCTGAAAAAGTCGAGGCACTGGAGGCAAGCCTTGACGAGCTAAATCAAGAGCTGGAAGCAGCTAAAGCAGAAATCTTGGCTTCTAAACAGGCCAGCGCAAAGTCTGCTGTAGACAACGCGGTATCCGAGGGGCGCATCGCTGCCAAGGATGAGGCCGTTCAAAGCTTCTGGACTGAGCAAATTATTGAAAAGGGCGAGGTTGCAATCTCTGCTCTCAATGCCATTGCCCCAATCGGCGGCGATGTGACTGAGAAGCAAGTGAAAGCATCAGCCGAGCCAAAGAAAGAGAAGGTCGAGCTTCACGGGGTGACTCTTGTTGCTGCCGCTCTGTCCGAAGAATCACAAAACTAAAACAAGACAATGGCAAATCCAACATTACTCGACATAGCGAAGCTTAACGGCAATCGCAAAGAAGTCGGATTGATTGAATCCGTGCTTGATGCCTCTCCAGAACTGGAGGTTCTCCCTGCACGCACAATCTCCGGCACAAGCTACACCACTGTAGATCGTCACAGCTTGCCCACGACCGGGTTCACGGCTGCAAACGAAGGTATTGCACCAAGCAAGTCTGACTTTAAGACCCGCTTGGTTGAAACCTTTATTTTCCGTGGTGCTGTAAACGTAGACAAAGCAGTTGCCTCTGCATATGAGGACGGCGCAGCCGCTTACCAAGCAATCGAAGCGCAGGGCGTTATGCGTTCAGCCATGATTGAGCTTGGAAAGCAAGTTTACTACGGCACTGACGAAGACGCTAATGGCTTTGATGGACTTCAAGCAATCAACACCGCTCACGTTACAGGTGGCTCTGGCCTCCGCATTGACGCAACTGGAACGACTGCTGACACCGCTTCCTCCGTTTACGCTCTGAAGCTCGGACCTGAGTTCGTGCAGATGGTTTACGGTGGCGGTTCTGCAATCAGCCTCCCACGCTTCCGCGAGGAGTCTGTAACTGACAGCAACAATGGTCAGTATGACGCTTACGTTTCCAACCTGACTATTTGGGCTGGACTCCAGTGCGTTCATCCTTACGCCGTTGGCCGTATTTGCAACCTCACCGAAGATGCTGGTAAGGGTCTTACCGACACCTTGCTTGCCAAGATGATTGCCGCATTCCCTGTTGGCATGACTCCTGACGTTCTTATGATGAGCCGCCGTTCACGCCGTCAACTTCAAGAAGCACGCGCTGGCGTTGTTGCTCTTGAGGGCGATGCTAAGACAGGCACTCTCGGAGGTGGATCAGCTTATGTGCCGACTCCAACGAACTTTGAGGGCATTCCAATCATCGCAACCGACAGCATCGTAAACACCGAGGCCATCGTTGCATAATGCTCCCAACCCGCTCCAGGCAGTGAAGAAAGCAGTTTACCACCAAGCAGCAGGCAACAGCAAAGAGCTGTATGTAGTAGCTGAAAATGACAATGGAACTGTTGATCTCGGCCTCGAAAATGACTCGGCAATCGTAACTGGTTGCCGGGTCACGGAGGGGGTGGAGATCGGTGCTTGCACTATCATTTCACAGGAAAAGCCGAAGAAAAAAGCGGCAAAGAAAAAGCAAACTAAAAAATCAAAATCCAACTAAATTAATACCATGGCATTTGAATTCAACCGCAACCAACAGGACGCGAATTACGAAACCACAGCAACTCTCGCACAAGGTGGAGTTGACAGCACAGGCTTTGACTTGGAGCAAGCAATCGGAGGAGACATCGAGCCCATCGTAGGTGAGCTTGTCATCCCTGCCGTTGCTGGCATTACCGATGATAAGGTTCTGACCTTCACTCTGGAGGACTCAGCCGATAACAGCACTTACGCTGCTATTGATCCCGCCACTACTACCACAGTCACCGGAACAGGTGGAGGTGGAAGCCCTGCAAAAACTGTTCGTTTTCGCTTCCCGCCGAATACCCGTCAATATGTTCGCATTGCTCAGACCGCTGATGCAACTGCCGGAACATTCACGGGTGATTTGACTTTCCGTATCCTTTTCTAAGGGTAAGGTTTCATAACACGTAACATCTGCCCGCCGTCCGTGCTTATCATGCGGCGGCGGGCTTACTTTTTATATATCATCATGGCATGGGTAGCATTAAGCGTTGATGACATCCGCAGTCGGCTTGCTGATTGTGAGATCGAAGCAATCGAAGAAACTGGAGGAGGCACGGGTGACAGGCTTACTGGCATCATCAGTCAAGTGACTGCGATGATAAGAGCCAAGGTCGCAGCTTGCCGTCAAAACGACCTTGGAACTGCCGGGACGATTCCCGACGAATGCCTCCATGCTGCCGCTACGATTGCAAAGCACAACCTGAGAGCCACGCTACCCACGACAGGGAGTGAGGATGAGGGGGACATGAGGCGTGATGAATATACAGACGCGATGCGCTTTCTTGATGATGTGGCTGATTGCAAGATTGCCATCATCGGAGAGGATAGCGAGATCGGAGGCCGGGAGCTTGGGTGTTATGGAGGTGATGATAAATATGTATTCTGATGAGTATCTGGTTTGATAGAGCTGACGCATTGGCAACCCAGATTGAGGGGTTGTTCACTAACCCCGACGAGGTTGCCGTTGTCGTTGACCGACAGAAGGATATTGTTTCAGAGTTCAATAAGCGCATTGGCAAGGTCAAGGGTGGGGTTGTGATCATTGAGTGGTCAGGGGCAACTAACGTCAGCCCCGATCTGGATGCTTTAAGGGTGACGAGTAGATATGCAATTACCGTCATCACGAAACCAATCATACGGGACCAATCAGACAAGTTGCCTATAGATGATTTATTGGAGACAATCACCAACGGAATCCACCTATGGAATCCAGATCAGGCGCACTGTATGGATGAGATGAGAGTCATATCTATTGAGCCTGTTCCAAACCAGCAATTTCGCATCTTCGTGATACGAGTTGAGCAAGAACAAGAAAATGGCTAAAAAATCAGACAAAAAAGAAGCAAAGGAGGTTAATTCCTCCGTTATGATGCGAGTGAAAATCCTTAAGCACCGCACTAAAGTAGGCTCAATGATTTGCGCTGAGGGCGCAACTTTAAATTTACCACAAGAGCAGGCCGATGCTCTAGTCAGCGCGGAGTTGGCTGAAATTATCGGAATCAAATAATCACTAACCAACTAGAATAAAATGGCTGCACAATACTACTTGCAAAAGCGCATCATCGGTGGATTTGCCGATTTCATTCCCCACGGAGAAACTGTGGACGGACAAACAACATCGTCAACTGTCCTACCTGACGATGATTGGACAACAGGCGAATGGGCTGATTACAACCTTGGCTGTGTTCAAGAGGTTCAGTTTAATGTGGAGACTGAAGATGATGAGGATTATTGCCCTTCTGAAACGGGCGGTTATTCCAAAACCATCACCCGGACAACTGTTCGGGATGAAATCCAGCTCACCCTCAAAGACCACTCTGAGCCTGTTTTCCGTTTGCTCTTTGGATTGAACCAAAAGCTCACCGGACTCACCGGCCAACAACCATTTGAAAACCTTGGCGAGCGTGCCATCACTGGCTGGTTGCGTCTACGTGGCGTAGGCTCTGCCGCTGAAGCTCTCGTATTTTCCAAAATCGAGGTGAAACTTACCCTCTCAGATTATCCAGGATGGACGAGAGAAGCAGCCCGACCAGTGGTAGCCTGTGAGGTCATCACCAACACGCTGAATGACTTCATTGACGATGCCGTATTGACTGCATAAGTCGATTCCATAACAACTCCAACTGAGCAGGCCGCTCCCTCATTCAACCGGGGGCGCGGCCTCACTTCTTAATAAAATGCGTCAAATCAGGCTCAAACTAGATACCAAGAATTGTAAATCTTGCAACGTCACCGATTCATTAACCGGGAAAGCCCCAAAAACTTGGAGAGCAAATGCGACTGATATTGAAGTTGGCGTATTCAATGATGGAACCCCGGTTGATTTGACGGGATACACTGAGCTTGAGCTTGTCATCCGACCCGACAGGACAACGGCAACTAATTTGGCTTATAAGACGCTGGCAACGCCTGATAGTAACACTATCACATCAAATGGTTGGGATGCTGGCACGGATCAGCACGCTACGTTTTCGCTTACTGATGCCGAAATCAATCTTGACCTTGGAAGCAAGGAATCCGTTTCTTATTGGCTTGCAGTTACCGGCTTAGACGCATCAGGCAATGAGACAACCTTTGGCGTTACATGGCTAACTGTTGAGGAAGATAACAATGCCGTTGCAGACCCGCCACCATCTTACCCCGGTAGCGGGATCACAGAAGATGAGGCTGATGCGCGGTATATCCCCAAGTCTCAGATTGATGCCAAAGGTGACATCATCACAGGCACGGCAGACGACACCCCTTCGACGCTTCCTGTCGGAACTGATGGTCAAGTTCTTTCTGCCGATTCAACGGAGGCAAGCGGATTGAAGTGGGTGAGTGCGGGAGCTGGATCTGGTGACATGCTCGCCGCCACATACGATCCGAACACGGTGGCTGCTGACGCATTCGACATGGATAACATGGTCGAGGGCGCGACGACTAAGATTCTTACAGCAACCGAGCGAGCTGAGATTGCCGCCAACACGGCAGCACAACATGCCGCTGTGACGGTTTCAGACTCAGCAGAGATTGACTTGACGCTGACAGGGCAAGACATCAGT